TCAATATTGTAGTAGGTATATCTGAAAGATGCATCAGATGTTAGAATATTTTCTGGTGTATCTTGTGATGCTAACATGAAAGATGCTAGTGATGTTGGAAATACATCTACAAACTTAAATCTGTATAGTGGTGTAAATGCAGATGAGTATACGGTAAGTGTTGCATCAGAAAATTGTGGCGTCTTTGGATTACCAAAATTTTTAGATAGTCTAGGCAATTCACGATATTGTTCAAAGTCTTCTGGGAATGTCATAGCACGAATCCAATCGTGTATCTCAATCCATGAACGCATTTCTTCATCAATAGCAAAGGTAACATTGAGCATATCGTAGATTGCTTTTTCACCAGGAGAATATTTCTCCACGAATGGTGTAGATACGGGTATCTCTCCCATAGAGATTCCGGGTACTGATACCGCTTGACAAAAATACTGAATGTTTGGCACCCGTGAGAAAGTTAATTGAAACTTATTTGGGTGTAAAAAATTCTGATTTAGTGGAGTGCTTGATGTTGGTGTAGTTGCCATATGTATATTTATAAACGAAAAAAGGGGAACATTTCTGTTCCCCTTTAAAGTACCCCTCTTAATGGAGGCTTATAATCACATTATATTTGTGATTTTAAATGCTCTGTAGTACAAGTTGCTTGTTCGTGTCAAAGCACCTTGACCTTGGGTTGCACCTTCAGCAAATGGATTAGCAACTAGACCGTAACGGGTCTTGAAGCCAATTTTTGGCTGGAAGGTTGTAGTATCAACCGCACGAACCATTTGTAGAGGAACGTATGGGCAATAGAACAAACCAGCATCATAAGCGTTAGAACCTTTGAAGCCCATAACTGCGAACTCAGAAGTAGAGTTAGCGCCGAAATATGGATCAATGTACACTTTGATACGACCGAACAATGTACCAGCAAAAGTATTACCAGTGTCATCAACTGTTAGGCTAACTTGACCTTGTAGTGCTGATTGATAGTCTAGAATGCCAGCCATTGCAAGAGCAGAAGCTACATCAGACGAACAAATCATCACGTTACCTTTACCACGACGGGTTGTCTTAGCAATGGTGTTAGCTTCACGTTCCAATTGGAATGCCAAGCCTTTAACTTTTTCAACCATCCAACGACCGTTAGAGTCTGTGTCAAGGTCAAAAGTACCAACTGTGGTTGTACCAACTTTACAGCCAACTTTAGCAACTGTATAGATTGTACGTAGAACTTCACGGTTAATTTCAGCAAGAATCTCAGAAGAAAGAATGTTGCTCAATTCGGTTTCAGCGTCAAGACCATGAACTGCTTTCAAGTCTTGTGCCAATTCCATTGAGTATTCAGCTTTCAATTGACGGGTCTTAGCAGTAACGGTAACTTTCTCAATTGAGAAGCCCATTTCTTGTAGAGCATCACCTTCACCAGATGCTGTATTAAGACCTACAGAAGTGTTAGCATCAAACACGCCGAATGGACGGTCAGATGTAGCAGACTTCATTGCAAGAGTTTGTTGTGCAAGAGAAGCACCAGCAGCCGAGAAGTTTGTATTAGCTTCGTCATAGAAGGCTTCATTTGTACCTGATGGCTGAGTGTTGGTACCGTAGATTGAACGCATTGCAAAAATCATACCTGTTGGACCAGTCATAGGCTGAACACCGCAGATATCATAAGCAATTAAGTTAGGCAATGAACGGCGAACCAAGCTGATAAGGATTGGGTCAAAACCAGCAACAGCACCAGTAGCTGTAGCACCACTACCGAAACCACCTGTACCAGATGAGTTTGTTGGAGCGGCTTCATGTAGATAGCCATTTTCTTTAGCCATAGCTTGTACTTGGTTCTCAAGTACCAATGCTGTAACAGCACGTTTGTATGGATCAGAAATTTTTGGTAGGTCAGCGTGTTCTAGAACAGGCGCCCATTTTTTTTGTAGGTCTTCGGAAAGATACATTTAGAGTCTCCTTGGGTTTAAATTAAAATCTGTTTGTTTTTGAAATCGATTGAACAATGGAATTAACAAATGCATCGTTAGAAACTTGTGGTTTCTTGTCTTCAACATCGTCATTCATTTGTTCGTGAAGTTGGGCTTCATCGGCCTTCTTTACGCCAGAAGGGAAATAGTTTTCACGGATTGTCTCAAGTTTTTGTTTATATTCTTCCTCTGTGGAGAACTCCACACTCTCTGCAAGTGTTTTAATTTTTTCAACTTGAGTGTCGGTTAAACCTTCACTTACTTCACGGGTAACTTCTACTTTGTGAGCTTCAACAAGTTCTTTACGATACTGTACTGAACGCTCAACTTCCTCGTTTAACTTGCCTTCCAATTCATCAATCTTGGTAGCCATTTCGTCAACGAGGTCAACTTTCTCTGCAGGAACATCAATGTAGTGTTCTGCGAATAGGTTACGGAGACCAGAGATGAAATCTTCTGTCAATTCAGCACGAATGCCTTTTTCAATTGCGATTTCATTGTCTGCCATCCACTGCTCAACCACATAAGCAATATAGTCATTTACTTTTTCGGTTAAGTCTTCTTTAACTGCTTCAACTGCTTCTTCTAGCATAGATGCGTAGCGAGATTCAGTTTCTTCCTCAATTTGTTTAACACGGTCAAGGACACGGGCTTCAAAAATTGTGGTAACTTTTTGTTTGAATTCTTCTGAGATTGTGTTGTCATCAGCAAACAAAGCGTTGATATCTTCGGAAAGATTTAATTCAACTTCTTCAATTTGTTCTTCTGAAACAACTTCGCCCTCAACTTCTACTTCTTCTTGTTTAGCAGAAGCCGCAGAAGGTTTAGTCGCCGGTGCTGTAGCACTCTTTGTAGCGGGCGTAATTTTGTGCGAGTCATCATCTTGCTTGGCATTCATTGGGGTTGGACCGCCAGCATCAACTTGTTCGCCAGGTAGCTTTTCTGGAGGCATAGCATTCTTACCCTTGCCTGATGCAAGAATCTCAGCAGCCGCCTCAAAAAGTTTATTTGTAGCCATTAGGAATCTCCTTTTGTGTATATTTATTTATAATAATTAAAGTTTTGATAGAAAATTTTCAAAGAGGCGAATAGCCACTTTTTCAACATCTTTTCTTGGGGCTCTTTGAATTGCTTGTTTTGTTTTGACTATATCAACCTCAACAAAACGTCCTTCAACAAATAACCATTCTTTGTTTTCCATGATGCCGTTTACGAATGCACCTGGTGCTGAAGGATCAGCAACAATATCTGCGGCCGTAGCCAAACGAAAATCACCACCAACAATGTTAATTCCGTCTTCACCAGGAATCAAAGAACCCATACCTCTTGAGGAAACACCTAGACTAACTCCAGAATCAATAAAATTCTTTACAATGTTGCCATATGGTGTCTCAAGAATTTGTGCTTTACCAATAAAAACATTACCATTTTCTTTAAGAGAAATGATTTTGTGTGAGACACGTTCCAAATTTAATGTTGGTGTGTCTGGATGACCTAATTCTCCCAAAGCACGATTTGTCATAATGTACTCTTGGTTATATCTACCAACTTCTTCTCGTAGTGTATCCATCTTGTACATTCTACGATTCTTGTTAGCTTGTTCTCCAACTAGAAAGACCCCTTCAATAAAAAGGTTTTTCTTTCCGTTTTCTTTTACTTCAGTAATATACTGAACGTCTTCAATAGTTTCTGTAATTAATTTCATTTTATGTTCTATCCAAATCTGTTGAATATGTTGCAGTTTTAGACACTTCCAAGAAAACAGTACCGCTAGTTGCGATGGTAACTGTAACATTACCTGTATTAGTGTTGGCTAAACTAGTGCCCAATTCATCAAGATTTATCTGCCCACTGTTAAATAATGTGGCTAAAGTTATCAACGTATTACTTGCTCCATGTCTGCCAACAGATATACTACCGCCTGTTGACCAAGCAATACGTTTAATATTTGCAGACAGAACAGTTTCTAAAGCAGTATTTGTTGATAATTGACTTACATTAACATTTACTGTTGAAGGACCTTCTACCCTAATAATACTTGAGCTTCTTAGTTGGTTTGTTATTTCAAATGCCATTTTATTTTATTCCCATTGAAGTGCGGCGGCGCAAAGACATTTTTCTTTTCAGTAATGTTCTATTCAACTTTGCTCTACCTTTAGTTTTCCAATATCTCTTTAACTTTCTTGATTTCTGGATTCTTGCCATTGCAGGAATTCTTTTAACAGTATTACCAGAAATTCTAAAACCCTTAATCGCTGAACGCCTTACATTGCGTTGAACAATAATTCTACCCTTTGCGTTGCGTCTAATTCTACGGCGAATCTTTTGAATTCTACCCATGCGTTGAATGTTT